CACCAGATTTAAGCCATATTGATGAACAGATTGCAGTTCTTAAATCCGAGGTATCAATGGTATTAGAGGAAGTTAGTTTGGTTAATGATGTGGCCACTTCATTAAAGAATGATTTACGAGATGATATTAAGACTATGAAAACCGATATAAGAGCCATAGATAAAGTAGTTAATGACATTGAAGATAGAGTAAAGGCGAATGAAAGAGAAATATCTACTGATTTTAAGATTTTAGAAAAAGAAATAGATGATAAGATAAGAAAAGCATTAAACAACCCATTATCAGGAGTAAAATAAATGGCAACACAAACAGAAATAGAAAAACAATTAAGAGATGCAAAAAAAGAAGTTCGAGAGTTAAGAACACACAATCAATTTTTACTAGATAGATTGGAAGTTGCTCATGTTAGAACTTCAGAATGGCGAAAAAAGTTTAATGAAAAGACTATTGATGATTGCGTACTACAACAAAAAAATGAAGCAGAATACCAAGAAAAATTAAAGAAAGATAAAGAGTTAATAGAAACATTTGACAAACAATCACAAGTAAAGTTAAACAGTAATTTAAATGGCAACACAGGCTGAAAAAATAAACAAACTTGATAAAGAGGTATCTTTAATACAAAAAGATATTGAGATTATCAAATCAAACCATTTATTTCATATAGAAAAATCTATAGCACATATCAATAAAGTTCTTTGGACGGTTGGTATTCTTGTATTCTCAAATTTAATTATATTACTTAGAGATCTAATTCTTTGAATATTTCCTCTATATTCCTTTTGGGATATATGTGCATAGCAGGGGAATGTATTTCCATTAACGAAAAACACAAATCCGTAGAGGATTGCAAATTGAATGGAAGTTATCTAAAGTTTATGTTAGATGAACAGAATATTCGCAAATACTTTTTTGCTTGTGTAGACGCAACAGAATATGAGCAGTCATAAAAAAATATTAGTCATTGGTGACACACACTTTCCCTATTCCCACCCAGATTGCATAGACTTTCTTTCTAAATTAAATAAATATTATAAACCAGATACTGTCGTGCATATCGGTGATGAAGCTGATTATCATTCACAAAATTTTCATGGCGTAGATCCTGATCTACCTAGTGCCTTTGATGAATTAGAAGTCACCAAATCTTGGATTAAAAGATTAGAAAAAATATTTCCTAAAATGACTTTACTAGAAAGCAATCATGGTAGCTTAGTATTACGCAGAGCAATAGCTAGTAAGATGTCAAGACAGTTTATAAAACCCTACAATGATATTTTAGATGTTAACAAAAATTGGATATGGAAAGATAAACACATTGTAAAGAAAGATAAAAATACTGTTTGTTTTGCACATCAGTTTTCTAAAGATATTGCTAAAGCAGTTAAAGAAACAAGTATGTGTTGCGTTCAAGGACACTTCCATACAGTAAGTGAGGTTAAGTTTGTAGCTAATGATTATTCTTTAAATTGGGGTATTTCTACAGGGTGCTTAGTCAATAAAGATAGTTTAAGTATGGCATATATGAAAGTAAATGTAGCTAAGCCCATTTTAAGTTGTGCTTTAATTACAGATGGTATTCCTGCAATTACTCCTATGGTCTTGAAGAATAATGGATCATGGGATAAAAACATTTATATATGAGAATAATTAAAGTGGGAAACCAAATTAGATTAACAATGACAAATGAAGAATTAACTGAAGTGACGCAACGCAATAGTATAGATATGCATATTGGTCACTTAAATGTTTTGCAACAAGACCTTAGTAAAGTTTTAACAGAACTATTACCTAAGATTAAGAAAGTGAGAAAAAAGTGAACATAGAAAAATTAAAAGCACAAGTCATACATAGTGAAGGTATCCGTACCACTGCTTACAAAGATACTTTAAATAATTGGACTATAGGCGTAGGTCATTTAATTAAAATACCTGATGAGGAATATTTACTAGATAAAGAATTAACAGATTTAGAAGTAGACCAAATATTTACCACTGACCTTAACCAAGCTATTGATGACGCTAGAAAATTTATTGACATAGATAATTTAAGTGAAGATGCATTTTTTGTTGTAGTGGATATGGCATTTAATCTTGGCTTACCAAAACTAATGCGATTTCAAAATTTTCAACAAGCTCTAAAAGAAAAAGATTATAAAAAGGCTAGTCGTGAAATGTTAGACAGTTTGTGGGCTAGGCAACTACCGAACAGATCAAAAAGATTAGCTAAACAAATGAGGGAATCAAATGTTAAGTAAAATATTAAGTGGTGGTTTGGTTGGTCAAGTTGGAAAGATTATAGATGACTTACATGTATCGGAAGAAGAAAAAGGACAAATTAAAATACGCATAAAAGAATTAGAAAATGAAATTAACTCTAAACAAATAGACGTAAATATTGCTGATGCTAAATCTACTGCTACTGATATTTCTGGTATCTTGCAAAGATCATGGAGACCATTAATTGGAATTTCTTGTGCTTTTGCAATCTTTTGGGAATATGTCGCAAAACAATTCACATTATTTTTTCTTGCATTGTTTTCTGTAGAAACTGCACCCTTGCCAAGTTTAGATTTAGATGCTTTGATGCCACTCGTTCTAGCACTCCTTGGCATGGCAGGATTAAGAACATACGAGAAGAAAGCTAAAATTACAAAGTAGAAAGGATACAAGATGAAAGATTGGATAATGAATAAAGTCTATTGGGTACTAGATAAATTAGATCCTTATTGGACTTGGAATAATTTATGGAAACTAATTGCAATAATTATTGTGGTTTGGTTTGTTCATGGATTAATGCACTAATGATAACAACTACCACATCACTATCAGTTTTAATTAAACCAAAAATAATTGGTAGTAAAGGTAGAACATTTAAAAAATTATCATTTGGTAAAATACCAATAAAGAAACCAAAATTAAGAATAGGCAAAATAAAAAAGGCAAGATGATTAACACCTTGCCTTTACATCTAGTGATTATTTGTAAATATAACTTAATTCATTTGGACTCCATATTTGTTAATTGGAGTAATTATACCAATGCCCAAGAAATTTGAAACGATAATTTATTTAGAATTTCTTGACCACAGTTCCACATCTAATTTATGGCAATCAGAAGAAGAATTTAACCAAGATTGCGAAATAGAATTATGCAAAGCTATCGGATTTTTAGAAAAAGAGGACAATCTAGCTTTTTATGTATCTACAATGAAATCTAGGGGAGAAAAAGGCTCTGGACATGTGATTCTTAAATCTGCCTGTACCTATATTAAAAAAATACCTCAAAAAACCTTTTTTAAGAGCATAGAGCATGTAAATAAGGGAGTATTAATAGATACTCCCCTAAATATATAAAATACTCTGTAAACGCGTTAAAACGTTAAATTCCCCATATCTGCTTTCTTGCAGGTATGTTTTGTTTATTCCACTCCCAAGAATCAAGATTTGGTTGATATAATAAAGCTACTTCTTCAATAGTGTTGCATTTTTGCAACATTGAAGCCATTCCCTTAACTTTATTGTGTATTTCTACTTCGTTATCATCATTAAATTCTAATTCTTCAGAATGATATTTTGCAGGGGTGACTATGAATAAATGCGTATGAATAGGTTTTTTGTATTTTTCTTCAAGTGCTTTTCTATAAAGCCATTGTTGTAGATACTCAGAATTACTAGGTTTAGTCATTCTTGCTTTTGTTTTTAAATCATAAACCCATAAAGCATCATCAAGATCAAAAATAAAATCAGTATATCCTATGAATGGTATACCAAGGATTGTGGTTTCAATCTGTTCTTGATAACTTAATAAAGGATAATTACCTAACTGCACAAATAACTGTTCGCAGTTCTTATACATCTTAGGAATGTAGCTTAGATATTTTTTAAGATTTTCTTGATCGTGATAATCTTCAAATTCACTCTTTAATTTCTTTTTATAGATTTCTATAAAGAGTTCCTCATCATCAGCTAATTCATCTTTCTGTAATTTAAGATGTAGCATTTCTTCAACGTAGTGACCTACACGCATTGCAGGATTAATTCCTGTATCTACCTTATAAAGTTTATTCATGATAAATTGACAAGGGTAATTAGAAAAAGAATTTAACTTACTATAACTCATTGGCAGTAAATCAAATTTTTCAAAGACTGATTTATCTAACATCAACACCACCTAGACGATATTCAGCAAATGTCTTTTTTGTTTCTGGATCAGTTTTGTAAACTGTTTCTATATGATAACCTCTTTGTCTTAATTCATTAATTCTTGCTGATAATCTAAAACAACCATACTTCATTAAAGCATCTAATGGTGTTAATGGTGATTTTTCTAAGTGTCGTAGTATTATTTTATTTTGTGTCATGATCTAACTCCTGTTTATACTCATTATATATTTCTAGTGCGTAATGTATAGGGTCTATGTTCATCTGTTCCCAAAACTTTCTTTCGCCAAATTTAAAAGTTAGTTCTTGGTGATGTGTATAACAGATCGGTATTCCTGTACTATCGTCTCTAATCATTGCACCAATTCTATGGATTCCTTGTAAGTGGTGGAATTGAATTTGATGATAGTTAAGATTTCCCTCTAAATTACAAACGTAGCAGGGGAGTGATGAACACACCCACTGCATATATTTTTTATCTTTAATTATTTTTCTATTCTTAGAACTCAATGGGATCGTTAGGTAAATCTTTTTTATCTACCTCTTGCTCCTTAATAGAATCAGTGACATCTTTTAAATGTGCATAGACATCTTTATTTTCTATTGCCCATTCATTAACTTTGACTGATACTCTAAGATATTGCGTACCTGTTTTTTCACTTGTATTTTTAAATAGTGAAATTTCATAAGGTACTCCTGCCTTTAAAACAAAATCCTCTTCAGGAACAAATTCATTGTTTCTATAAGGTGGAGCGTTTTCGTATTCGCTTTCATTTTTAAAAATATTAAATGCGACTTTTTCCATTAGATAATATCCTCACTTTCTTTTTTACCTAATTGTTTGTTATGAATGACAGGGGGATTTGAAAATTCAGAGTCTTCATCTTCGCCAACCTCCATCATAAATAATTTCATCAATAAATATTTGTATGCGTACTTCT